GATTTCTCTGTTTCACCTCTAATGGCTTCTTCTTTGTACGCAGCAAAAAGAATAGCGAACAACGAATCCAGTGTAGCGTACAAAAATGGATTTGGCCGTGTGTCCAACCCCTTGACTTCTTCGCATTTGAACGGTATGAACAAGCCCAAAATGCTTGGGTCGTGCGGGGAGCACCTAAGCTCCATGTAATCCGGTATGGTTTTGACCGTCGGATCAGATGGGCTAGGTACAAAGTCTTTCGGGGTATCGATTTCAACATCCACAATCACCTCCAGTCTTGATAGATGAAACGTCAGATTGGCATCCACAATCCCCCATGATTTTGCACAACTTCTCTAGTTTGTTTAGCAAAACCTCAACGTCAAACAATGACGTCAGTTTGGATTTGTACAAAGCGCCTTCAATGTACACTTCGTTTTGGTGTTGCAAGTTTATAATCGAGAACAATAACTGGTATTGTGCCATAAACTTGTTCAACATCCACATGTCTTTTTCCGCACAATGATCGCAACAAGGTTCGTTTTCACTACATAAAATTTTGAGTAGTACATTTAAGTAACATTCCCGTAGATTGCACCAATTGTACCACACAAATGTTTTTGTAGTTTCATTTTGTCCTTCTGAAGTACTTATCTGAAACACGTAAATACCGTCTTTGGGCATTGTAATGTCCAGAGTAGATTGCGGAAGTACAGACAAAAATGAAGTGGAGCTTCCTAAAATAAACGCAGAAGAAGTTGGAATTGGGTAATCAGGTATGGTTTGTCCATAGTAATTTTTTGCCACTTGATACAATCGTATCCAGTAAGTCTGAGTAGACGAACAGTTTTCAAACTGGTATGTATTACAGGTGATTTGCGTTACATTGTAATTGTTACATATTTCAATGTCTTTAGTGTAGGTTTTTTCACAACAGCAAGTTCCAACTTGGTAAGAAATTGTGTAGGTTCCTTTGCTGTCTAAAGTAAAGACAAGTGATTCTGCTTCGGTAAATACCAAAGGCTTGTTTGCAGTAGACAAAGTATATGTTTCCGTAGCCAGCACGTTCGTGGTATCCCCAGATTCGTACACTGACATTGTAAGAGACAATTCATCGCATAGCTGGGTTTCAACCCCTTCGACTGTGTAGCTATAGTCTGGGAATTCTACTATGGAATATGCAGTGATACTCTCGCCTAAAATATAACAATCACAGTCGCCTGAAGAGCATGAATTTGTTTGCTCGTCAAAGAATTGAGCTTGTATTTTGAACAACCTTTGTACAATCTCAAACTCAATTTCGGCAGTTGCTACCGTAGTACCTGAACATCCACAATTACTTCCGTATTGTTTTTTGTAAGCAATAGCTTTTACAAGTTCCCCTTGTACTTGATCATACGTAAACTCACTGTTGCATTTATTGAACACTGCAAACAAATTGTTTTTTGCTTGTAGTACTTCTACCCCATTGACTAACCAATCAATTTCGTTAGGTGTGTCAGAAGATGTCCAATAAAAATACAGTTCGTTAGAGCATGGTTTTTGGTACCCGTAAATAGAACCAAAAATATCATTCGAATCATGCACCGCATAAGTTATTAGCTTGATAGGTATCACAAGATCGTACCCAAACACAGTAAACGTAGCCTCGTAAGGCACGTTCAAGCCACTGTCGGATATGATTTGCACGCTTACAACCCCAGTGTCCCCTAACGCAACGGGCACGGTGTACCCATTCGTCCCGTACGCCAACGGGACATTGTTGAACATTACCACCGAATTGGCGGTCCACGCAACGGGTGCGCTCGTTTCGTCGGTTACAATGAAATCTAGGTACATGGCACGTAAAGATAAAAAGAAAGGGGCTGGCCATACGACGCAACCCCTGACCAAAACTCAAACGACATTAAGGTACAAGCGATTCCAACAAAGTCTTGAAAGCCGCTTTTGACGCAGCGTCAGACTTGAAGTACACTTTTTGGGTAATTGGGCGGCGAGACCTGCGGTGGCCGAAAGACTCGTTTTCGCTCAGGTGCTCGACGGTAAAGCAATCGTACGTGCTGGAAGCCACAACCGCAGTCTGCAAAGAGCTTTGGTTTTGGTTGAATACGTTGTGCTCCCGGTACTCGGTTTTGTTGACGCCTCCGGAGTGCAGGTATTCCTCCTCCTTCACCATGGCGGCAGTCCCGGCCCCACGCACCCATGCGACGGTTTGGGTGTTGACGGGGTCCACCCAGTTTTCACCGGCGAACACCACGTTGAAAATGTCCTCTTGGCTGCGGGCTGTCAGCGTAAGCACGTCGCCCGACACAGTAGAGTTTACAAACCGGTTGGCGTCGTTGTTGATCAGCGTGTTGAACTGGGCCGCCAAATAGTTCTGCGGGTTTGTAGTGCCCACAGGAATCGAAACGGTGTAGATGCGTGGCATCAACTTGTGCATAAACGGCACATTTTCGGCGCTTCCCTCCACAATCGTTTTCAGTATGTAGGTAAGTCCTGCGGTAATGCCGGAACCGCCGCTGGTCATTTCTGCCGTACGCACTTGGGACACAGGGGCTTGGTAAGCGCAATAACGGTAGTACACTACGTTGCCTTGGCCGTCCGAGTTGTCCCGGGCAATTACGGGCCCGAGGCGGATCGGCTTGTTGAACCCGTCAGCAGCCAACGAAGGGCTGTAAACGGCAAACTGTATCCGCTTGCTGCTGGTGGTGGCCAATTGGCGGGTGTCGGCATCGATTATGGTAATCTCGCCGGACGTAATGGTGGCTGAGTTGAGGTCCCCTGAAATCGCGTCGTAGGATTCGGCTACGAACAGGTGGACTGGGTTGGTGTACTGGCTCATGGGTTATTCGTGGTTGGTTATTTCGTTGATTTGTGTTTGGTAGCGACTCAAGTGCTCGATGGATTCCAAAGCCTTCCGAACGCTCAAATTCACTATTTCGGTGTGGGTGTGGGCTGGTAAATCACAGTTGACGCTGGGCGAAATGCTGACTGTGTTTGGGCGACGCAAGTACGTTATCCGGTACAGTTGCGACGTGTAACGCGTAGTGGACAATTGTTCCCCGAAAAACAACGTAAACCCATCTGCCGTAATGATCTTGTTTGGAGTCAACGGAGTGGACCGGTTGAATGGGTTCATTTCCACCTCTTGAAGGTCGTCTACTTGGCGCGTTTTAATGTGCCCGGTAAACTCCTTTTGGCAAACCGCGTCGAACAAACGGTATTGGTCCGCCAAATAAAACCAATACGGGAACGCAGGGGCGTCCAACAGGCTCACCGGCAAAACGTACCCCCTAAGGTTGTTGTTGTAGTACGGAGCAATCGCTACGTAACTGCCTACAATTACCAAAGACCGCAGGTCATCGATTCGTTTTTGGGTTTGTTCAAATTCTCTGTACCGGGTTTTAACGAACTCTTCGATCCCTAGGTTTAGGTAATGCACGATTTCGTCCGGCGTAAACTCGTCCAGCGTAAGCGAGTCGGTTTTATCCAACAGCAGCTTGAACTGGCGAACCATTTCCAACGTAGTCATTACCCAACCTCTTTTAAGATTGCCGCTTTTACGTTGACAAAACCGGGCTGGTCAAGGGTGTTCATTGCTTCTTCCAACGTCCGCCCTAGGTTGGTGCGCTCGTGGTAGTACCCGTCGGAGCCCTTTTTGATCAAGCCACGGCTGTACGCCTTGAACACCAAGATCCGTTGCGCACGGTTTGGGTCCTGCATGTAGTTTATGAACCGTTGCGTGTTTCCCGGCCCGCTGAACACTTCCTCAGAAAGCATCGCCACCACTTCCGTGTCGTTCATGTTGATGGGGACGATGCCGTAAAGGTAGAGCAGCTCCCGTTTGTCGTACACCGACATGCTGGAAAGCAGAATGGCCGCTTCTTGCATGGCAGTGTATTTCTTGACTTGGTTTTTTGCCGTTTCCTGTGGGTCCAAAATGACAAACTTGGCACCGGGCTTGTTGGAACGGTCCTGCTCCCCGTCGGCTACCATCTTGTTGGTCCGCAACACTTGGTAAGTCAGGTAGTCCAAAGGGTCCGACATGTCCAGTTTGCGCACCGAATGGGTCAACAGGATGCGGAACTCCGACATGAAGTCGCGGTACGACTTGCCCGTTACCCGTTGGAACGCCGGGTTTTTGTCGTATTCGTCTTCCGTGATGCCCGCTTTCCAGCGTATCACACCGTGTTGGCTGCGCTCGCTGTCTATAGTGGCGGACAGGAACACGATCGCGTTCGACGAAAACGCCTTTTTGTCAAGCGGGTCCGGGGAAGTGATGGGCGTGATGTACTTGTACACCGGCAGCTCGTCCGTTGGCGCTTTGGTTGCGGCCGGCTCGACAGGTGTTTTCACTTCGTCCACTTGTGTCAACGTTGCAAAAGGATCCACAATTGACGTAGAGTCTTGTTTGCGAGTACGCATAATAGGCTGTGTTTGAGGTTTTGGTACAAATAAGGGGGTATTGCTACCCCCGTGTGGTTACGAGAAGCTTTTGACCAGTTGCCCGCAAGCGTACGGGTTTTTGACCATGATGCCTTCCTGCTTGAGCCAGTGTTGGGTGTACCCGTCCACGCCAGAGCTGCGCATCGGGGTAACCGTTTGGCCGGGAGGCGCGTGAGAACCGGCTTCAAACCAGTAGCGCAGCGAGCGGTCTTCCCCATTGCCGGCCTTGTGCACAATCTGGATGTTGGGTTCCCCGTTGTAGTCGCTCATGTCCATGAACACCAGACGGAAACTCTCTTTTGGAAGGCCTGTGGCAGGGTCGCGGTCAGTAAACAGCTTGGGGTTGTCCATCATGGGGTCGTGGACCACCGTTACGGTCGTCCCAAACAGCCCTTCGTAAGTGATCCACTGGTTGGGCGCGTACATCAGCGATTTCCCGTTCCGCATCACGTAGTACTTGCCCAAGTCGGTGGTGTTGGGGTTGGACTTGACGGCGTCCTTGATCGCGTTTTGGACCTCGCGGTACCCACCGGCCCCCGTACGCAACACGAACCGGGTGCCCGAGCTGGCGTTGGCCTGCATTTGCAAGTGCATCAGGTACTCTTGCAGGTAGCCTTCCGTCATGTTCGTGTAGGTGCCTTGGTTGCTGTTTGCGATTTGGGCCAAGAAGCCTGCCCCTGCCTTGATGGGGCGGCCGTTTTTGCCGAAGATGGTGAAGTCGCCGCTTGGCGTTTCGGTCTTCTCCCCGTACTGCAACCAGTACTCAGCCCCTTGCAAGAGCTCCTGGAGCGCAAGCCATTCCTCGAAAGCGCACCAATACGTCATTTTCTGGCCATCGATGGTAAAGTCGATCGCGGCCACCTCGGTGAGCGCGTCGCCCGTAACCGTGATGGTCTTGCGCATCGTGGTCATGATGTTCTCGAAATAGATGGGGCTGGGAGACGAAGTGCCCGACCCTTGGTCCGAAAACTCTTCGTAAATGCCCGTCCCGATCTTGGCCACCTGCTTGCCGACGGCAACCGCAGCGGGGTCCACGAACGAATCGGGGCTCGCGTTCACCAGCTGGAGCGTGTACGTCCAAGTCCCGTCGACCATGAAAGGCTCCTCCATGACGCGGGCGTGGGAACCGTCCCCGTAGCGGATCACGTCGCCGGGGGAAAAGTAGCGGTCCTCAAACCGGTGCGTCCAAGTGGAGTTCAGGATTCCCACGTTGGTGGCGGGAGTCGGGGTGTCCACGATGTTGACCGCTTTTTGCAGTTCCGGCATCATAGCCCATTGGAACTTGCCGTTGGGGGCGCTTATCGTAGTTACCCGGCCAAGCCCTTCCGTAAGGAAACGGAACATGTACTTCTTTCCCAAGAACTGTGAAACTACGCCCAGCATGTAGGGCTTAGTCATCAACGCGTTCGTTAGGCTGTTCGTATCGGTGAACCCGGCTTTTTCGTTCCATCGAACCCGCCGGATTTGTAGGTTGTTGACTTTCGTTGATGCTGACATTGCTTGCCTTTGGATTGTTAATCGATGCCAAAGTTATATGCGTAGGTTGGCTTACAGCTGGTTATGGAGTTTTATGGTGCCTAACCATTTTATAGCATAACCAAAATAGGTTATGAAAAGAACTCCTCCATAAGAAGCTCGGCTTTGGTGGGCGCCTTGGCGACCGGGGCGGAACTGGCGCGCGTGGAGGCGTCGCTTGGCTTTCCCAGCTTTTCGATCAGTTTCCGCACCGCCGGGGTCTGCTCCTTGGACTCCACCTTCGTTTTGTCGATGCCTTTCATTTCCAAAAAGGCCACCTTCAAAACCAAGTCGGGGTCTTGCTTGTACTTCGCCCCGCGCGGGGTGAGGCCCGTCTTCGGGTCCACTTTGTACAGGTAGTCGAACAGCTCGGACTTCAGCTTGGGGGTCAACTGGTACCCCGCTATTTCGGCCATGGACTCAATCGCCTTCTTTACGCCTTCCCGCTGTTGTTCGAACTGGCGCTGCTGTTCTTCCTGCTTCTTCTTTTGCTCCTGCACGATGGCTTCTTTCTTCGATTTTTCCAGCGCCTTCAGGTCTTCGAGCGCGTCCAAGGCAAAGTCCTCCAACTCTTCCGCTTCCTTGGCCACTTTCACCAACTTCTCGATTTTCTCGCGCTTGAAGTTTTTGCTTTCCAGCAACGCACGGTAAACGCGCTCTTGCATCGCCGCGTCCTTTTGGAGCGTTTCAGGCGAGATGGCTTCGTACGACTCGGGTGCCGCGTAATACTGTGCGTAGAAATCGCGCGGCGTACCCCCAGCCTTGACGAAATCGTTGAGCGCCTGGACTTCAGGCGACGCAAAGGCGCGGCTTTCCGCACTGTTTTCAATCACGTTGTCGATAAACGCGAGAAAAGACTCCTCGTCGTTGAAATCCACTTCGCTTTTCAGCGCGTTGATGTCGTCGTCGGACCACCCCCACTTTTTCCCAAGCGCCTTGGCAAAGTAGAAATAGTTGAGGTCTTCGTCTTCGTTGCCGGCTTCCTCCGTGACTGTGTCAGTTTGGGCCTTTTGTTCTTGCTCTTGTTCCTCCACGTCGCGTTCGTCCACGATGTCCGGGTCTTCAGCGGTAGCCTCGGACACGTCCAGTTGTTGAGGATCGTCCGACATGAACTCTTCAAACGGGTCTTTCACTGTAGTTGACATACTGTTTGGGTTAGGGTTTGAGTTTTAGTTCTTTGTTTTTCAGTTCCGCTTCGGTCTCAAGTTTTTCACGCTCCAGTTGGCGGTCTTTTTCGCGTTGTTCCATTTCCTCGCGGAGCTTGACTTCCTTGAACTGCTGTTCGGCCGCCACGTACTCCTTGCTGTTGCGCAAGTCGTCCTTGATTTTGGCATTGGCGGCTATCTCCGCGACCTTCAGCTTGGTCTCGTTGTCCTCGCGGTTCATCTGCATTTTGGCTTCCAACTCCATCTGCCTTGCCTGCAACTCTTGTTGCAGCTGACTTGCCTGCTCGGACGCCTGCTCCTGCATCATCGCCTTGCGCGCCTCTTTCGCCAATTCCAAAATGATCTTCTTGTGGTTGACCGAATCGGCTTCCAACACCGCCACTACGTCGGACAGTTGCAGCTGGTCGTTTTGCAATGCCGCCAAAGCGTTGGCTTCCAAGAACTGGCTGATTTTCTCGTACTTGGCGTGGTTGCTCAGGTGGAGGTCAAACTCCGCCAGCGAATATACCTGCCCTTCAATGTCGAAAAGCCGCTGCACGTCGTCGTCCAAGAAGTAGTACCCTTTTTTCCCGTCTTTCCAGCATATGGTGGATATGTCCAATAACTGCTTCAGCGCGCGGATGCGGGCAAGCGAGTGGAGGTAAAATATGTGCTCGGTTACGTAGGCGGATTGCTGGATGGCGCTGGATACCCCGCCTGCCGTTTCGTACTGCGATATGGAGCCCTTTGACTGCCTGCTGATGCCGCTCGAATCCTCGGCCATCAGTTGGAGTTTGTCCAGTATCGCTATGTAGGACGCGATCGAGTTAGCCAGTGAAAGGTCCAGCGTCTGGAAGTTGGACCACCGTGGGGTAGTGCCGGCTTGGCTTCCTCTCCCTTCCTCCATGGAATTGACGAACGCGATGCCCATCGTTTCCAGGTAGTACATGAACCGGTTGATGTTGAACCCTTCCGAAAAAGGGATTTGGGCTATGTCAAACAAACCAACCTGCCCTTTGGCCTTCGCGATCGTAAGCTCCAAGCGGTACATTATGATGTTGTACAGCATTTGGTACGGCTTCAGCCGCTCCATCAACGGGTACTGGACCTTCACCCCGCAATACCCCAACTTGACCTCCATCGGGTTGGACAAAGACCGGTACTGGTTGGGCTTCACTTGGTAATGGATCACGCGGTCGTCGTTCACTTGGACGGCTTCCCACACCTCTTGGACCCAATACCACACGAGCGTTTCCCCTTTGGGCGAAGTGTGGACTTCCCTCATCGCGTTGTTTACGTACTCGGTCGACTTTTTCCACCCTTTGGTCGGAAAGTATTCGTCCACTATGGATTCCACGTAGTCCTCTTCCCCCTCTTCGTGGCGTGTCAGATGGCCCACCTTCCGCAGCGTCTTCCACTCGTAGTTCACCACTTTCACCGCCGTGTTGGACGTTACGACAGGTTCAGGGGCGGAAAACCATTTCCCTTTGCACTGCTCCAAGTAGTCGATGTCTTCCTCCACCAGGTATTCCCCGTATTCGTCGTACACTTGGTTGACCGAAATGTAACGGGTCTCGCACGCCCAAGAAGCGTCTTCGATAAAATGCGTCTCTGCGGAGCAATCGTACTCCAGATACCGGGAATCCACCACGCGCAAGTACGGTTCCCCGTAGCGCTTCCCTACGTAGTAACAGTCCAAGTACGAGCACAACAGGTTGTCAAGCCCTTTCAAAAACTTGAACTTGAGGTTGTTCTGTTCCCACAAATAGCGAAGGGCAATGTCCCCGTACTTTTCCAGCTTGTCCTTGTACGATACGTTTACGTCCCGCTCGATTTCCTGTGCGCTTTGGACCGGCACTTTGGAGGCCATTTCGACCGCCTGCGGGTTGACCAAAGGGGCGACCTCCGGGTTCCTGCTTAGCGCCAGCACCAAGTCCCGTTCGATTTGTTCCCGTATCCGTTCGTTCTTTTCGTCCAGCTTTTTTGATATGGTCTCCATGTTGGTGGACACCACCCGCACGTCCAACGGGCGCTTGATCTCCTCCCCCCGTATGCGCTCGATCGACGTGGACAAAATGTCATAGTGGTGCAGCTTGGCAGGGGATTTTGGCTTCCCGGACGTGGGCAACCGCTGCTCGTCGCCCATGTACGAATTGAACTTGTCGATGTAGTCGACCATCGACGTGTTGAACCGCCCTTGCAGCAGCTCGTAGTTGTCCAAGATGTGGGTTGACGCGGAAGGGTTCTGCTGCTGGAAATGGGTGTACTGCCGCCGAAACCCCATTATCGTGTTCCGTACCCATTCCGCCACTGAACCGTACAGCTCTATTTTTTCCGCCTCCGTGAGCTTTTGAGGGGGAATAAACCCTTCGTTGGCTTCCTTCCGGGACTCTAGCTGGGCGACAAACGAATTAAGGGGGGAGCTCATAAAGCAAGGTTACGAAAAATGGCTATGGAAAACGCTCCAACTGCTGCTAAACTCTTCCGCGCGGCGGTCTTTCACGACTATCTTGTGGTCTTCCTGCAATTGGATCATCACCATCATGAACGCCATCACACGGTCCGAGTTGACTACCCCATCGTACCGTATAAGTTCGGCGATCAAGTTTTTGTCCTGCAACGTATGGAGTCGCAATTCGTTCGATTCCCCAACCACTTCGGTCAACCAGTCGTTTATCCAAGTTTCACCAGCACGTTTTATCTCTTTCGTCATGTGGACGCCTTTCCCACGGTTCACCTGACTCTGCGAAATTATGGATTTGATGGTGTTTTTTGGTTCATCTTTAAGTAAATAGAGTTTGTTACGCTTATAGTAATGGTTTTTCATGTCCTTAAACATGTTTTCGTGCAGGCACTTTGCATTGTAGTATTCCTGCAACAGTATGCAGGTGTCGTAAAAAGCCTCGCTCCGGTCTGGCCTCCCCACGTAAGAAGCCACTATGATGTCGGACGTCTGGGACGCATCGATAAACCGCTTGTAAATGTAGATGGCCCCCAGCGAATCACCCGACGAAGTGTCCTGCGAATACGGGTCGCACCCGGCAATGTACAAATTGTCTGGCACCTTCGAGTTCCCCCCGAAGTACGGGTGTTCGTAAATTACCACGCACCCCTCCTTTTCCGTGGGCTTGTACGGGTAAGCCGCCTCGACCGCCTTGTCGTCCGGGTTCCAGATGACGGTGGACCCGTTGTGCGACAAATACCCCCGTTGACCCAGCTTTGCGGCCTGTCCGTGGGCTTGCAGGTAGGACAGGTGCGCGTTCAGTAGCCCGGCTGGGAAACAGGCCCCGGACGTGCGCAGGAAGGCCTCCCTCGGGCACAGCGGGTACTGCGTGAGGTTGTTCTCGTACACCTTCTGGTTGTTGGAACTCCGCGCCTGCCTGCGGCCTTCCAGTATCACTTTCTTGGCCGCCTCGATGTCGGAGTTCCCGTCCTCGTCTATGTAGGGGTACTTGAACATGTAGTCGGGGACAAAAAACCCGCACGCGTTGTGCTCCTGCCCTTCGTCCCACACGTTCTTGAACGCCCTGAATCCGTACGCGTGGGGGGAGTAGAACATTTTTTCAAAATCGACCGTGCCTTTGTCCATGTCCCCGCCGGTACCCCATATCAACGGGGTGCCGATCCGGACGGACCCTTCCCGCAAGGCAGGGTCGATTTTCCCGTACGCGTCCAACAGGCCGGGCCACTTCCCGGCCTCCTCGAACGACCACAAATCCGCCGTCTTGCCGATCCCTTTGTCCGGGTTGTCTTGGAAAGACAACGTAATGATCTGAGAACGAAACCCTTTTTTTATCTGTTTCCCATTGGATATGTCGATGAACCCCGACTCGATGTGGTCTTTCCTGTCCACCAGCCTTCGCTTCGACCAGGCGGTGTGCTGGTCGACAAAAGTCAGCATGTCCAGCACCATCCGCATCGTAAAGTTCGCGTACTCGGAATCGTACGCCGAGATGATGCAGATGGATTCCCGCTGGAACGAATACCGCCGGGCCTTCAAGGCGGCCGCCTTGAACGAAAAGCCCTTGCGGCGGGCCTTCCCCACGATCATCCCTTCGCCGGCCAGCTCGGCCAGCTCGAACTGGGTGAAGAAATGGTAGTCAATGTCCAAAAAGCGCGGGAACTGCAAGCTTTTCTTCAGCTTCTTGTTCGGCGAAACGTCCCCGAGGGCCCGTATCGGGCAATAGTTCAGGTAAAAGTAGTGGTCCCCCGTGATACGTACCCCGTTCACCGTGTACCCTTCCTGCACCCTCCGCTCCTCCTCGTCCCAAAACTCGTCGTACGACAACGTCCCTTCGGGGGCGTCCGTGTACGCGCCGGTTTCGTTGAAAACGGCAGCCGCAGGGCTGAACAAGTGGGTGTCCTTGAACCGGTAGTTTTCGTACCGGAGTTCGACAACCGGCTTTTCCCGGGACGATATTACTTCCTCCATGGCCTACTGTTCCCGTTTGCTGATGTTGCCCCCGCCCCGGTGGGTGGACTGGGCGACTTTTTCCTTCCTGACCTGCTCCTCCAGCGTGTTCAACGACACGATGATGTCCTTGACCTCCTTCAGGCTTTTCGACACCTTTCCCACGTTGTCGTCGGTTATCTCCACCTCTTGGAAATACTTGCCCAATTTGTGCGCCGCGAGGCGGGACGACTCAAGCAGGCGTATGGATTCGGACGTGGACAGCTCCTTGTACAGGCCGACGCACTTCTTGACGTAATCCGGGATGTCCTGCCCCTCGTTTTTCAACAGCTCCGACCGTATTTTGGCGTCCCTTTCCTCTTCCGGGAACACGGAATACGGGCTTTCGAAGTCGGCCATGAAATAAATGTACTTGGCCCACAGCTGCTGGGCGGACTTGTCGCCCGACGACTGCACGAGCCGTTCAAAAGACGGCAAAGTAGACGCTTGGCTGGTAAACGAAGCCTCACCCTTTGCGTTGATCTGTATCAGTTTCATTCGCGTTTTGCTGCTTTTTTGCGTTGTACTCGATATCCTTCAGCTTCCGCCATTTCCTCCTGTACTCTTGGCTTTCAAATCTGCCAAAGCTGGGTATGGGAACGCGTGGGAAAAACTTCTCTTCCGGCTTTACCGTCCTCGATATACCGTCCCACAAAGACATGTACAGTACAAACAACTGGTCTTTCGAGTATTCCGGAAACTTTTCGTGCGTCCGGTCCACCAACCGCTTCCTGCGCTCGGGAGCCATGCGGCTTTTGAACAGCTCGATCATGTACCGTTTGTCAGACTCGTCTTTCTTTGGCTTGAACATTTGGGTTGTAGGTTAAAGTGAACTTCACTTCAATCGTAAAAGGGTCGTTTGACGTAAAGTTGAGGTTGGCAAAAAACGACGCCAACGTAAGTTTCCCTGTTTCCGTGTACTTTAACGCGCCCTTGGAGCGAAGCGTTTTCACGTAGTTGTTGAAATTGAACTCCGAAATCCCCAGCTGTTGCCGTATGTGGGCCTTTACTGTGGAGTCAATGACGTGCACTCCCGCCCATTTGAACTTGAGCAACCACCGCATGATCATCTTTTCACGCGGGGAAAACCGGAAGTACCCAGAAAATATCTTAAACAGGTTATCGATAACCCCTTCTTCCACAATGTATTGTGCAGAGTAGTTCACTGGATAATGCTGCATGTTGGTCATTTTAGCGTAAATATCAATAGATTTTGTGTTATACCGTACTATTTGTAGTTATGACTTGGGTAAAATTTATCGGACTGGAAAATTTGGGGATTAAAAATTG